TGTTTCAGTTTCTATACCTGTAACCTTTGTTACTTCTACAGGAGCTTTCATAATATAGATAGAACATAATGATTCTGATGTAGTTGTTTTACCCTCAGCCACGGGGTCAATACTTGCGTAGTACATACCAAAGCTAGGATTCTCAACCGGTCTTTCCCATACTACAAGAACTCCTGTTTTATCTTCAGTATTTTTTGTAATTGGGAATTCTGTAATTGGTCTTCTGTTACTATGTTCAGGAAGTATTTTTCCATTTGCATCTCTTCCTAATTCCAGGAATTCATATGCATATTCTTTATCTTCAATCCTTCTTTGCTGTGCTGTTACAAGATGCATTGGGAACTTAGATATAGTTCTGTTAGCAAAAGCTTCTTCAATATTTCTTGGATGCTGAGAAATCCTTAACTGATATGTCTCTGGAGCAAGTTCTTTTTTCCATTTCTCAAACTGATCATCTAGTGCTTCTAATGCTTCTTGTACTTTAGAATTCCCAAAGTTGTCAATATATGGAGGCATAGACCATTGCTCAGGAATGAATAACCCAGATCTTCCTACAGAACCTTTATTATCTAGTAAGTCTGTTTCTACAGAATAAATATCATTTTCAGTTGGATAAAGAATCATTTTTCTCAATGGTTCACACTGAGATAAATCCCCTACCGATCCTGCAGCAATAAACACACCAGTAGTTGTTAAACCAGATCTCATGGCTGGACGCATATACTCATATGTATTATCCATCCTTGGAGCAATCCCTGCTTCCTCATGAAAGAAGTATTTTACCGGACCCCCTACACCATTTGTTGGATCTTTCTCAAATGACATACCTTGTATAGTACCTTTAAGACCTACTTCGGTTTTTCTATCTCCTCTTCTTACCTCAATCTTTTGTTGCCACATCATAACCTTGTCTGGAGACATTGGTCTATACCATGCTGTATGTTCATTAAGAAAAGCTGCGTACTCTTGTAAAAATTTCCAAGATCCTTTCTCATTGATGTAGTCTTTAAGACTGGCACCAATCTTTAGAGTAACCCCTTCTTCAAACCATTGCTGATTAAGAAGTTTAGCCATGTGGTAATAAGAAGAAGCTATCTGTCTTTTTTTAAGAATAGCAATGTGATTATAGTTTAGTTCTGCTAGTATCTCATATAGAGCCATATGATACTGAGCATCCCGGATATCAGCAAAACCAAACTTTTGAATCTCTTTGTTAAAGATAGGTAAGAAGTTCAACCACATATAGTAGTCTCTGGTCATATACCAGACTTTACCTTTTTCTTTAATAAGAACACCTCTTCTACATTTTGCTTTTTGGTCATCCCAATAAGCAATAAAATCTTTAGATTTAAATGGAGCAGTACAGTAAACTTTATCTCTATTAAACTTTGCAGACTCTTGTGTAAATAAACTTGTAGTAGTTTCATTAAACTCATACTTACCAGGTTCTTTAAAAACATTGGTCAATAAGTAAGTATAAAACTCTTCTCTGGAATTAAAATCAGTAGAAGTCCATGTACCATTATCCCATGTAGGTATGTCTTGATATATTTCTCTCATAATTATTGATCATATCCTAAACCAATTCCTCCGCGCACTTTGCTGGATTGTTCTTCTTGTAAGTCTTTATATACCCCTTTAAATGAAGCTCTGATATCATTAAAACTTTTAGCAGCTGCAATAATAGAGTTCATATTACCATCTCTACCTGTAGTAAGAGTAGAAGTTTCCATAAACTTTGCTAATCTATCTAGCATAGATGCAATACCTTTATATGCTCTGGATGTTGGTGTTTCATACATTCTTTGACAGAATAGTAACCCGATAGCAATATCATCATCTTCAGTAGAAAACTCTGCTTCTATTTCCTGAAGGATTAAAGATTCTTTATCTACTTCAGGTGTATAGAAAAATGGATTCATATCAGGATTAGGACAAGTCATGTAAAACAAATACTGATAAATCTTTAAGTATTCATCTGGATAATTGTCCATAATATCCTTTAAAGCTTTTAGTGTATAACAATGTTCTGTAGGAATTACAGTGCCATTCTGTACATCAAATAATCTTACTAGCATACTATTTCTTTTTAATTACTATTTTGTTGTCTTTGATATAATGCATTAAAGCATTAACCTCATCTACAAGATACGGAATTGCCATGGGAATTACATCTTTTATTACAGGATCTCCGTTATGATCAAGTTTAATAACTGGATATCCATACTCATCTTCAGACTCTACTTCAAATACAACATGATGAATAAACATTTTTCCTGGTTTTAATTTAGGATTATGTTTAAGCATGATGTACATGTAAATACTTAACTGGATTGCATAATGATTAAAGTTACAATCATCTAAACCATCTAATGGAAATTGTAATTTATCTGAAGCTCCTTCCCAGTTTACAAAAGATTCTTTCTTGATCTCTTTGTTTGTCTTGTAGTCAATGATGTTTATTTTACCATTCACCACTTCAACTAAATCTGATTGACCACATATACCTGCAGATTTAAGATATACCATATGTTCCGGATATACTCCTTCTTCTAGCTTCTGACTAGGTGCAAGTTTTATACCACTTTCTGTTGTTTCATTAGGGATAAAAATAGGTATGTTTTTTCCATCAACTTCAAGAGATGATAATGCACAAAGATCCGCTTCTCTCTGATTGTGATAATATGTTCCCATAGTCACAGCTCTTTCAGATTCAGTTTCCCAAATCTCTTGTATCTTCTTTGGATCAATACCAAACCATTTAGATCTCTTATTCTTAGAAACTTTTGCAGCAATAGATTTAGCATCAAAAGGTTTTTTAAAGTGAGCAACTAAAGTTGTTACACTTATCCAATTAACTTTATCTTCAGTTTCTAAGCTTTTGTAAGTATGATCTGTTGCACTAAAGTATATACTCATAACCTTCATTTTTTAAAATTACACATGCTAGTTCTTTTGATGCTTCATCATTAGACTCTAGCATGTTTTTAATATTATCAGTTTCTTCTTTTGTAAACTTACCTTCAAACATAAGTAATCTAAGAAATATTGAAACACTATTTCTTTCTATTTGTCTAAGGTATTCTGCTGTAATTTTTTTAGTACCCTTTTCATCACTAAGCATTATATTAGGTTCAGAAGGACCATCCATTGGTACCCATTTACCACTGTTGCTACTAGTAATAATAGATGATATATCTGAATCTGTAATTGATAATGGTTGGTTTCTACCACCCATTGCATACTTACCAGTATCATTTAAGTGCGTCAAGTTTGTCTTCATCTTCTTCTGATATTATGGCTTTCCATCTTAAATCAGGACAGTCTGATGAAAGAGATCTTACTTTAAATTTTAATGAGCATCCACATAATTGACAACATGGTTGTGATCCTGTTAAAGCACAAGAGTCACCTTTATCATCTTTTCTTACACATGCATTACAGTGTTGCATTCTAGCTGCAGCTATCTCCTCAACAAATCTATCTCTTATAATGGAATTTTTAATACCTTCCATGATTTGGGTTCTATTTTTCCAAATCTCCTTTAAGTTTGGCTTCATCTTTAGATTTTTTAAAATTAGTTTTTCTTTCTTCTTCTTTAACAATCATCTCATGCAGATTCTTCATTGCCTCAACTTTTATTTCTAAAACTTTTTTATGTTGGTATGCGGCAAATGTTGATGTGTCATGAGTGATTAGTTTTGTTTCTATAGTTTCAATACCTTTTTTAATAGCATATGGTTTAGCTACAAATTGTCCTAAACCATCTACATTAATTCTAGGATGAGATAAGTTAGTAAGATTTTTCTTTAATGTTTTATATACATAGTCCATTAAGTCCTCTACTAAATTACTATCAACTTCTAATTCCTCAGAAATTGTTTTATACAGGTTGACTGCTTTCTTCGGATTCATAACCTAATAATTTATAATCAAGTAAAATTGTACCTGCTGTTTGTATTTTCAATGCTGGATTTAACATCACTTGTTTTTTATTATTTGGATCTTTTACTATTAATCCATTCTTCTCAGCTTTGTTTACACAGTTTCTTACAGTTTGAGGTGACTTAAATATCCAGTCCTCTTCTGAAGAAGCATCATAACAAAAATGAGTAAGCTCTATGGGTTGGTTAAAACTTAATAGAGTTAAACAGTTTAAATCAGATTCACTCATTACTATACGGTTAATATAGCAATGAGTTAATATCTGAAACTTAACCACATCCCATTTAGGCATCTTAACCTTTTTTTGAACTTGGTTAACTGTTGCCATTCTTATGATTTTTTAAGTTTTCTTTCTGCTGTAGGAGTAGATTGTTCTGCAGTTTCTTTTTCCTCTTCACGGTCACTTGTATCTTGCTCTTGTTGTGCAGCCATGATGTTAGCCCATTGCATTTGAATAGTTGCTCTCTTAAATCTTGCTTCCTCAATTTCAGTTAAGAACTTTTCATACTTTGCTTGTGATTCTAAATAAGGTAATGAATCATCATAAAATGCTTTCATTTCTTCTTTTCTTGCTGCTAACTCTTCTTGAGTTAACTCTTGCTCTTCATGTTGGTTTGACATAATTTATACTTTTTAAGTTTAAACAAAGATACTAATAAAGTTTAAATCTATTATGTTTAAAACAAAAAATCCAGATGCTTTATACACCTGGATTATAGTAATGTGAGTTACGGTAATCTGTATTACCTATTCTTAATTGTAAAGTTTAATATAGTAAGTGAGTAGAAGTCTCTAGTCACATCTATTTCTACACTAAATAAATCAAGACTTGACACCCTTAATTTTAAAATTAACTTATCCCACTGTTTAGTTGGGGATTTCCAATTGTTTCTAAATTTCATACTTCAAATTCATTTAATAAAACATAAGTAACTTTCTTTTGTGGTTTCACAAGTTTAATAATTTCTAAATGTTTTTGTTTATTATTTACTACCTGACAACCTGCAGACCAGTTACCAATATTTTCTTGAAGACCTTTAAAGTTACTGTCATAAGTAGCAGCATGGAAGTTAATACCATAACCAGAGCCCTTAATAGGAATCCCAATTTCTTCTGATTTTTCATCTCCATCTCCATCACGGAATACAATAAAGTTACCTACTTGTTTTAATGCTGGCATTTTACCCATATGAAGACCATAACTCCATACATCATAATACCATTCATTTGCTTTAAGAACAGCAGCTCCTAGTTTATTATACTTTAGAAAACCTCCTTCTAGAATTGGTGTACCTGGATTTGTAGTTCCTGTAGTTACAGTTACAAAAAGTTCACCATTAAATAAATAAAATTTATCATCAAACTTATTTGCTGCATCTTCATTAGATCTTATTCCAAGTATCCAATAACCTTGAGGAACACTTTTAAATGATGATAAAGATTTTACTTTATTTAGTAATTCTTTATCATTATAGGTTCTTACGTTTGTCATACTTTAATTTTTAATTTGCAACCTGAGAATCATCTACTGTTAACTGTGACATAGTAGCTATTAAACCTCCTCCAAATGCAGCATATCCAGCAACTGTTACAACTATAGCTGGTAAAGATACTGGAGCTGTTGCCAATGCTGTTCCTACAGCAGTTAGAACTAATCCTATTCTTTGCACCTTTTTCCAAAACTTAGGTGTAGGTGCTTTAAATCTTTCTTTTAAACTTAAACTTTTCATATGATTATTTATTGATTACAAACTGTCTTACAGCATCTGAAAGCTCACTTACATTTCTTGCAAGATTCTTTATCTCTAACTGTGTTTGTTCTTGAATTGCTTGATATTTAAGTCTTGCTTCTTGTTCTACAAGTTCTATCTTTCCTTTTAATTTACCAAGTTCCTCAGCATGATGTTGAGCTCCCTTTAGTAAAATTTCAATGTCTTTTCTTGTATCATTATAGGCATTCTTTAAAAAGAAACCAAAGACAGTAACTATTGTTGCTGCAATGAATAATACAATTGTTAGTGTACTAGAATCCATGTTTAATAAGTTTATAAAAATATATATAATAATATACAAAAAATTTTAAAATAAACCTATAAAAAATACGTATCTCTTACTTCACTAGGGACATTATCCATAGCTTGAAACTTCTCAAATAAGATAGGTCTCTGAGTAATAGCTAATTCATAAATTTCATCTAATGCTTCCTGTTCATTAGGAAAAGGAAAGTAGCTTGCTATATAATCTGATATTTCAGGATCAGATGGTCTTAAACAAACAATAGCCTCTAAATCTAGCTCTATGTAATAACTTGTTGATAATGTAAACTGTTTCATAATTATAAAGAATAAACACCTAATCTATAAACATCAAAACGTCCAGAGTTATTAATGCCACCTCCGGATGTTCCCATGGTTC